AGTTGATACTGAAGTAAAAGAAAAGTTTACCAAGTCAACAGATGCGAAAGACATCTTTAACGAGTTATTTGGGGAGAGTAAAAAATGATTTATTTCTTAATTTTATTTCTTCATTAACTTTGTCTAATATTTTTTGAACTTCTTCTATTTCTTTTTTATAATCTCTTAAAGCAGGATGGTCCATATTTGGAATGCCAAAAAATAATTCTTTCATTGATGGCTTATACTCCATTCCTTCTGCCATTTTTTCTTGACTTTTTATTACTTTTATTTGCTCCATCAATTCTTTTTGTTTTGCAATTAAATCAGCATCAGTCATACCCAAAAGATCAACTGCAGGTATAGCATCAGCAAGTTTTAAAACTGCTTGTGTAAACATTTTTAATAATGTTGTACCACCTAATAATTCTTCTTGGAACAATGTAAACTTACGACCTAACTCATCAAAAGCACCAGCAACAGTAACAGTTGAACCATCTCCTGCAGCTTTTTTAGCAACTCCTGATAGTTGTCCTTCAATAACTTTTAATATTTCTGACATGGCTGCTGCTTTTTGATTTGTGTCAGAAAGTGAGAATATTAATTTCTTTTGTTCTTCAGTAAAAGATATACCAGATCGTCTTAACATACTTAATCCGATTCTTGGTTCTTCTAGTGCTTTACCTAATTGAAGTGTAGCAGATTTAACATCTGTGCCCATAACAGTAGCAATATCAGTTGCTACTGATATTGTTCTACCAAATGCATCTCCTGCGACTGCTTTAAAAGTTAATAATACAGCTTGTGCATCTCTCATTTGCTGAACACTAAATAAAGTGTTTTGAGCAAAATCTCTTGCCATTAATTCTAATTGTCTTGATGTTAAACCAGCAGCACCACCTGTTGCTTGAACTAATGCCTCAAACTTAACCATCGCTTGTTCTGCACGACTTGCAGCCATTACTAATGCTCTAAATGCAGCGACTAATCCAGTTACTGCTAAAATTAATGCACCAGCAGCAAAACCTGCACTGCCCATCAATGCACCAAACGAACGCATACGACCAGCGATTGGACCAAGTGGACCTTGTAATGCAGCAGTTGCTGTGGCAGCATTACTCATTCTTTTTTGGAAGTCAGCAGATACTTTATTAGTTTTGCCCATGTCTTTTTGAAAAGACTTTTGAGTTTTACTTACACGAGATTGTGCCTTGGACATTTTAGTCTCAAGGTCTTTTATATCTGCTCGTATTTTAACTAATAAATCACCTACTGTAGCCATTTTAATCTGGGAACCTCGTCATTAAATCTTCCATTTCATCTCTTGTTACTGGTTGTGCTTTTTTATTACCACTGTGAAATTCATTATGACAATTTAATGCAACTTCAAATTGCGGATATGTCATAGACCAAAACTCACTTGGTGATATATGCAATATTCCTATCGCAACTCCATACCACCTTTTTATTGGTAAAAATTCTATTTTGATTCTTTTTCGTTCTCGTTTGACTCCAAAGGGAGTTTCTGATTTTCATCAACTTGTTCTTTTAAACCCATTGCTGTAAGTAAAACTTCTGAAACTATGTTTAAACATTTAGCAAAACCATGTTGTAAACACATATTACCAACTGCTTCATAAGTATATTTACCACCTGCACCTGTTAATGCTTCATGTAATATAACAGATACATTACTTACACCTACATCACCAGTACCAAAACCATTTACGATTTTCATAACTGGTTTACCTAATCTATCTTCAATGTTTGATAAATTTCTAAATGTAAGTTTGAATGGTCGTTCTTTACCAGCAAACTCAAATTTAAGTGTGCCTTCTATATTTTCATTCTGAGATGTCATCTAATTTTTTCTCCTTTTTCTTTTTTGGTTTAGAAATTGCTGTTGCTTCAATTAAGTCAAGCACAGTAATTTCTTGATGTCGAGATACAACTGCTCTTACAGTGTAATCTTTTTCACCGATAGTTACTTTTGAATCTAATTTGTATTTATCTTCATTATCAAATGGTAATTCAACAGACCCAGTGCCATTTTCGTATGACACTTTTGCCATTGCTTCAACACTTTCACCATTGATAGTGATAGATTGTTTTGCCCATGGCATAATAACTTCCTTTTATTTAGTTAGTTATTATGCTGATGTATGAGTAACTTGACCTGAAGACTCAAGTGTTAAAGAATAAGTCTCTTCGCCATTGTACTCGCCAGCTCTTTCATAACTTGTAATTTGAAAGCTACCTGAAATGTTATCTCCATCGCCAAATACTAATTTGTATGTATCTATTGTACCTTTTTGTGCTCTTAATCTTATATCATTTTCAAGAGCAGAATCAGTAAATACACCAGATGCAGATATTGCCATGTTTGATACTCCACCACCTGCAAGTAAGTCTCTTGCTTTTGTGCTTCCTCCAGACACTAATGCATCTGAATCTTTAGTAGTGATATCAACCATTTCACCATTGATTGTCATTGAAGTAGAACGCAAACCAGCAACAGTGCTTTCGCTCCCACTTAAAGTTGCTTTGAGTAGCAACGCACTTCCTTTTTGTGCAGCCATTTTATATCCTCCTTATAGATAATTTATGCTTAAATTAAATTTAATTCTTTAGTTGTCCACAACTAATTTTGATTCTGAAGTGTTATAATATATTATAAATTAATCGTGAAGTATAGTCCTAAATCGCTGAACTCCATGATAAGTTAAACCATCATTTTCTTTAATTACATCACTAAACTCAAACCTTGTATTGATATGGTCAGCACCAGTAACAGATAAATTTTGATTATGTAATAATTCATATATTCTAGCCATGATTTGTTTTGCTTCTTTTCTGCCTCGATTTCTAGAAAATATATGTATTGTTAAGGTAAAATTATTAAAGTCTATATCTTTAGTTGATGAATCATCTGTCATAGTTTCTTCACCAATTACAATATATGGGTATGCTGTTCCTTGTGGTACATGGTCATGAACTGTTGCACTAAATGTACTTGTTATAGTGTTATCACTATTTAATGTTGTAAATATCGTTTTCTGTAATTCAAAACTATGGTCTGACATTATTTGCTTCCTCTTGTTTGTGATTTTTGTCCTGCTACTTTTATTGCTTGTTTTATTCTTTGCATAATCTTTTGTCTATTTTTCTCTAGAGCAGGAAACATGTATGGTCTTGGTAACATTTTAGAAGTACCAAACTCTAAAAACTTACTATAAAAAGCACGACTAGCAATCTCACCACCCATTTTATCACTATCTATTTTTCTTTTTATATTGTTTACTAAAAATCCAGTATCAGATGCTGGTGGTTGTCCAGGAGCAGATGCTTTATGTGTTCTTCTTGGATTATATCTTTCATAAGTTACACCTGCTTTAGCACCTCTTTGTATTGATTGTTTTGCTTCTTTTTCAACATCTGCTACACTTTTAAATACTGCGTGTGCGATTAATTCTTTACCTTTATCAGAAATATTTTTTAAATTTTTCTGTAATTCTATACTTCCTACTACTGTTGCTTTTACTTGCGTCATGCTGATATTGCTGTATGCTCCTCTGCTTCTATTTTTAAAAATCTATTCTTTTCTTCTAAATTTAAAATAGATCTTATATTAAATTCTCTTGTACCAAAAACTATTTTAGTTGTATTGTTTATAGTAACATCATCTCTATATCTTATAAATATTTCATGTGTTACAGGATTTTCAACTTGCATACCTTGCGCACCATCACTAAATATTTCATTGCCTTTTTTAGGATGTATAGATGCAAATACATCTGCTATTGTACTGTAACTTTGTGTAAAACCACCAGCACCATCAGTAGTATTAGTTGAGTTTTGTAAACTCACTAAATGTCTTAAATCTCCGATTTTTGGTTTAGATTTCATTTTAATATTAATTTTTTAATGTGTTTTTTGTCCATATATATTTCAATTTCTGCGTCAGATTTTAAACATTGGTATCTAACATTGCCACCAGATTTTAATTGTCGGTCTGCAATCCTTTTACCTTTTAAACATTCTGACATAGATGGTTGTATTCTATGTTCTTGAATTTCATTATTCACTATCATTAATAAAGCTATAACTGTTTCTATCATTGTCCATTTCCATTTTTGTAATGCATATCTCTTGCTTTATCTTTTAAATCTTCAATATCAACTAATGCTTTTTCTAATTGTGTTTTTATAAACTCAATATTAACTTTATTGTGCATTCCTGCTTCTTGTTGAATTTGTAATTTTTCTACAGATTTATAAAGATCTTCGATAAGCATAAATTGTTCGCTATCAGCAGGAAGTGAACCCATTTCACCTCGTGGCCACTTAATTCTAAACTCTGTATTTTTTTCTAAATCAGATGACATTAATTGCTTACTTGTCTCTAATTTATTTATTCTTTCAATTACTCCAAAATATGCCCAAACACCAACTGCAACTGAAGCAACTATGCTTATTAAGTTCTTTAGTGGCATACTTACGCCAGTGTTTTCTGATACTTTAAAATCTTTTGCCATTATCCTAATCTGTTGCTAAATCTAATAACTTTAAATGGTTGTAATAAAGTTCCTAAAGTCATCGGCACAGGTATAGGTTTTTGTTCAATATATAGTTCTCTATTTTCATACAAGTGCGATGTATATAGATTTATCGCTTGTTTTAATGTTTCTGGTATATCTTTTGGTGCTGTCCCATAACCAGCAGTAAAAGTAATTATAAAAGCATTAGCAACTCTTAAACTTGCTACATCAGGAAAAGTTTGACTTCTTCTTAATACAATTTTAGGAGTATCAGAATAATTATCAACATAATAGTTGCTAGTAGCAAAAGTAGATTCAGTATCTGAATCGTCATAATATTTAAAACTTGTAACTGCTACTAATGGTGATTTTGGTAAAGTTATAAAGTTAGCAGTTCTATCCATAAATGGTCCAGTACTAAAACCATCAACTAATTTATCTTCTTGAGAATAAGGTATTCTATCTAAAGCAAGTTCATATGTTTTAGTTATAAATGAACGACCAGTATATTCTTCTAAAACTTTTATAGAAGATTTTAACATCATTGATAATTCTGCATCTTGGTCAAAATTATCTGGATCTATCCTTAATGTTTGTTTTACTTCTGTAACTGTAACAGGTAAAATATTGCTTTGAGTTGTAATTTTTAATCCAGCCATTAGTGTAATGTCTCCTTTTCATCTCTTAAATATTCACCTATTTCTTCATGCATATTTATATCTCTTATTGCTAATAAATCAGCAGCATACAAACCAGCAACTAATCTATTCGGAAAACCAGAGATAGTAAATGTTATTTTTGATGCACCATCAGATTGGTCTTCAATCCTCATTGTAGTTTTTATTTCAATTAATTTATCTTTCATATTATGTTTTTAAAGGATGACCAGATGGTAGTAAATCTAAATCAAACTTTCCTCCTCTAAATTTTCCAGTACGAACAGCAAATAAAAAGGCATTTACTCTAGCATATGCCCATTGTTCTTCACTTCTTACACTAGGTCTTACAGATCCTGGATTAGTTCTATAAGCACCTATACCTCTTCTAAATACTGCACTTAACATTCTTAATGTAACTTTTTTACCTTTTTTATCACCATGTTTTTCATTATGGTCTTTTACCTTGTTTTTTAGTCCTTCTTTTACTGCAGCAGTAAGTTGTTTTTCTTCTATATCCTCTTGACTTTCTGTTTCATCATCAGTATAATCATTATCTAATTTTTCAGATTCTCTGTTTATCTGACCAACTTTCTTTCTAGACCAACTAAATCCAGGATCGCCACCCCATAAAGCCCATGCTATTCTTCCAGCTGATGGATATCCTTCTTCACCTTGACTAAATCCTTGACCTTGTTTATCTACTTCATGACGACTAAAGAAACTAAACATTCTTTTCACTGTACTTGGTGATAAATTTTCTTTGTTTACTAATTGATTTGCTCTAGCAACACCAACCATAGTACCACCTCTGTTGTGTTCTTTTCTCCAAGCCAAACCTCTTTTTGCTTCTGCTGCCATACTATCTGTTGGTCTTAAATCAATATCTGATATTGCTTTCTCATCTGGATAATCATCTGTTATCTCTAAACTCTTTTCATCTTCATCATCACCAATACTATCACCAGCTAAACTAATTGGCATCATAGTAGCACTAATAAATAAAGCATCTCCTCCTTTTATTGGGTCATAACCTAATTTTTCTCTTGCTTCATTACGAGTTAAGATACCAGAATTAACTCCACTAACAACAGATTCAAAAACTCTTTTTCTACTTTCTGCCATAGCAGGAATACTATCAACATCATACTCTAATCTTAAATCATCTCCGAACTGTGGTGTTAGCCATTCATTTAAGTCAGATTGTATTCTTCTTAATATTGGTATAATTGTTTCTTCATATAATGCAAGTCTTGCTTCTGGCATATTATTATAAGTTTGTGCATCAGGAATACCTACTAACTGTGCTGGTACACCAAAGCATAATGCTATATCTATTGCTGACATTTTCTTTAATACTGAAAAGTCCATATCTTTTGGTGACATACCCATTTGTTGAAAACTAAAATCACCTTCGAGTAACATAGGTCTGCCAGCATTATTACTACCAGAGAAACGAGTTTCCATATCTGCTAGTATTTGTGCTCTTTGAGTATCGCTTAATTGTACTGTTGAACCAGTTTCATCTTTTGGTTTAAATATAACTGCACCACTAGGTCTAGCACCATTTTGTAATAGTGATACATTATGTCTGTTTGTTAAATTATGACTATCGATATTACTCGCAGCAGCAACTAAAGGAGACAAACCTAGATAATCGCTTTTAGGATGAAATAGTTTAAAATGTTTTACTGGTGAAGCACCTGTTTCTTGATTTACTTCATATTGATTTATAGTTTTACCATTTATAGAATAATTATATGCTTCTGGTAAAGTTGTTTGTCCTGGAATTATTTTAACTCTATCAGGTCTTAAACAATATAATTCTTTTGGTTCAGAGCCTTCAATACCAGTACCAATTAAATAACTATTACCAGATAATAATAAAAACGAATATAATGATTCAAATAATTCTACATATCCTTTTGTTGGAGATGGTCTAGCAAGTAAATCTAATAATGGATGGTCATCAACATTTAGTTTACCTCTAAATAATTTTAATCTAACTCCAGCAGCACCTTGTGATATTTCATTAATACATCTAAAAGCAATAGCATTATTTTCATATCCTTCTTTTACTAAATCTTCATAACTATACTTTTGACCAGATACATTTACACTACTAACCATAGCATAATTAGATGAAACTTGTTTTGTTTCAACTTTTTTATTTTTAAAAATATTTCTTATGTTATCAAATACTCCCATAATTACCTTGCTGTTGCAGGAACATCATTACTCCCGACTATTGTTTGACCCCATGCAAAATATAAATATGTGTTACCACTACTATTAGCACCATCACTTGTATTTCTAATTTTTATTCCATTACTAACTAAATCAAGCCAATCATAACTTCCTGCAGCACCATCTGTATCTGCTCTACTATATGAATTAGTTGGGTTTGTTGGAGAAGTTTTATCATCCCAAATAAACCAATTATTAGTTCCTGTTTTTCTTTTGATAATAACAAATGTAGGTTTGAAACCACAAAATAAAAATGGTCCATCTGCTAGACCATTGGCAGTAAATTCACCAGTAGTAAAAAATCCTGTCGTCTTTTTAAAACAATATGCTATAAAACTATTTCCATTACCATTTGCTTGACCATCACTATCAACTGTAAATACACTTGATGATGCTCTTGTATTATTAAATATATTATCATTAACATCACCAGTATTACTGTCTAATCTCATATATTTAGTTGCTTCAACATTTGGGTGTAGCATAGTCCAATTATCTGAAGAACTATATTTTTTAACTAAAACAACTTCAGGTGCTACTGACAATCCATGTCCGATAGTCGCACCTGATACGCCATTACCAGTATATTTGATAATACTAAAACCTGATGAACTATTTGCAGTTACAGTTGATTGAATAGTACCAGAAAAATTAGATGAGCCATGTGTTGAATTAGTATTGGCTTGTCCACCCATATTAGAGTGGTTTGTACAATAATAATATAAAGTTGCAGCACCTGATGCGACTGTAATTACTGTTTTTGCACCTGAACTTCCTGGAGTTCCTGTTGTGGTTACACCAGTTGTGTATTCACTACCACCACCATGTGTACCATTTGATGTTGTTGAAAATCTTAATGGGTGACCAGAATTAGAACTATCAGATTGGTCAAAAGTATAAGTACCACCTTCTTGTAAATCTAATGTTACAGCACTTGTACCAAAGTCATCAAATCTATATTTGTTACCACTATCACTTACTACTTTTACCACATAAGTTATAGCAGGTGCTGTTCCTCCTGCTAACCAATTCATTGCTTTATATGTAGAAGAATTATTATTACATTGTGCATCTGAACCTAATGTAAAACCATCTGTGCCAAAAGCAGTAATACCTGACATTGTTATTTCACCAGCATTTTCATTTGTGGTAATACTTTTATCTGTTCCTCTTATAGAATTAAAAGTGTGATTGTTGTATGAAGCACTAGTTGATTTGATCCAAGTCCAATCTGGTTTAAATCCAACACCAGTTATTGAATGACCTGCTGAACCATTACCTGTATAAGTTACAGTGTTCATATGGGATGATGATTTATCTATTGTACTATATGCCATGTTTCCTCCTATTCATTTAATCCTTTAGTTGACAGAGCTGTGTAGCCAGTTGGTACATCATATTCAAATATTCCTATTCCACTTGCATTACTTCCTTCACTAGATACTGCTGTTGTTCCGAAATAACCATTACCAAAGTTTGCATTATGAGAACCACCACTACCCTCTACTGACATTCCAAATAACCATGGATCTCCATTTAGATTTGCTGAAAAATCGTGTAAAGGATCAGCACCAGTCACTGGATTTGCAGTTCCACTTTTATTAAACCAACTTCCATCTGCACCAATCCACCATTTACCATTATCTAAATCAACAGCCACCATATAAATTTTAGTAGAGTTTCCTCTATTAGTAGTCCAAGTTGTCATTGAATTATTATTTCCATAATAATCGTATCCACTATTATTTAATTGATAACCATAACCATAAGGTGCATAGGTTAAATAACTTTGATTTGAATTATCAAAAAATCTTAAATCTTTTGGTAATCTTGCAATATCTAATCTAATACCTGAACCAGTATTGTATTTAGCTTCCCAATACCATTTTCCACTTGAAGCTGCCAATGTTGTTGCACAACCTTCCCACTGAGAATTTGTTGTTGTAAGTGTAGTATTTC